ATGACCAAGCATCAAGTACCCCAGCAACAATTCCCACTAAGCGGAAACGCCAGAATCAAGAGCGTTGCTGCTTTTCTCGCTATCAGTGAAGCCACCGTATGGCGCAAAGTGAAACAACCAGGTTTCCCACAACCAACCAAACTCTCAGAGCGTGTAACTGTTTTTGATGCTGCAGAGATCCGTCAATGGATGGCGCAACGAGTTGCCGAACGCCTAGGGGCCGACCATGCATAGCCAATTTTCCAGTCAGAAAAAAGTATTTCCCCTGGATGGCATCCGTTGCCGTGCAGCTGGTGGATCGGCCCCAATAAAAAAAGGCGAGGATTGCGCCCCCGCCCTTTGGTATCACCTGAACAAAACTCAACTTTCTGGCGTTTCCGGCTTTGCTTTTCGGCGTTGTAGTTCTTCACGCGCCACGCTGACCAGTCGGTTTATTTCCTCGCTGGCAGCAACGCCAATCGCTTCGACTTGTTCCAGCGCATCGAGCGACGAAAGAAGGGGGTTTTCTGTCGCGCCGTCTGTCTGGCGTCGAATTACCTCTCCTTGCATGGCTGCGACAATAAACCCTGCTGTGGATTCTCCGTCACGTTTTAACGTTTCCATATCAGACACCACTTCATGGGGAACTCTGACGGTAAAAAGCTGTGATTTTGCGTTTTTGTTTGCGGCCATTAACAAAACTCCGTTACTTGAGTGTGTTTCAGTATACATAAAAATGAAATACAGAAAAGGCTTGACCTGTGTTTCAGATAAAATTAAAGTGAAACACATGTTATCCACAGGTAGAACACAGCAAGACCACAGAATAGCGAAGCCCGGCAGTGTGGGGACACTAACCGGGCCTCTTACCACCAACGTTAAAGCAGTTAACGAGGTAGCTATGCAAAATCATACCACAGCGCCGCAGCGCTTCACCTTCCTGTTTTTAGCCGTAGTTCGTGCCAATCCACAGGACCGGCCTCACCGCGAACAGGTAACAGCCGCTACCGAGCGCGAAGCCCGTTCTTTTCTGGCTGGCCGCTTTGTCCTGCTGTTCGCTGGCCGTCTGCCAGTACGGGAGGTACGCCATGCGTAACCAGATCCCTCTATGCGATGTAAGTTTGCATGTATCCCCTGAGTTCTCCGGCAGAGTCATGCTGCATATGGAGCAGGGACGCCTTATTTCCGATTTGCGCGTACATGAAAGCTATCACCTGTTAAATCTGGAAGGCTTTATCGAATTGGCACGCCGTGCCGGTTGGCGAGTAGAACCCATAATCGAACCGAACAGCGGGGAATAAAATCATGAAAACAATAAATACCGGATCAACATCCGGGGGCTCCGCTCACCCTGAAATCCGCCCAGGGGATATTTACCGCGATAGCCGAGGCGTTCAAATCACTGTTACGGATTACGGCTACAACCGCGTGACCTATTTACGCGACGGCTATCAAAATCCCTGTATCTGCACGCCTGAGCGGTTCCAGCGTGAATTTAAATGGGTAAGGGGCGAAACGATTACGGAATGGTGCAGTAAAACGCCCGTATCCGAAAAAATAGAAAAGTTGAAAAAGGTTATTCGCGAAAGGAGACAGCACCCGTGATCAACCGTCTGGATTTTATTCGTGAGGTAAAGCGTGCCGCTGATGGCAGTTGGTCAACGTTGCTGCCTTCTTGCGGTGTCACCGTGCCGGGGCGTGGCAAGCATGGTGCCTGCCCAATTTGTGGCGGTACCGATCGCTTTCACTTTATTGATGACCACGGTGGCGGTGAATGGCATTGCCGCCAGTGCGACGAACCAAGCCACGGTGATGGCCTCGATCTGATTGCTCGGGCTCATGGCATTACTGTCATGGCTGCCGCCGAGCTGGTGGCCAACCCTGTGGGGATTTCTTTCCCGGTGGGGGAAAACTTGCAGAATACCACCAACCAAAAGGCGGAGCGGCAGCGCGGGGAACTGGAGCGCAAGCAGGCAGAGGCCACCGAACTGGAGCAGAAGCGCCAGCGGTTCAATCGTCGCTATACAGCATTATGCAACAGCGCAGCGATGGGGAGATCGGCCTATCTTGCGGCCAAAGGGCTCACTGGCTTCACCTTCCCCATTCTGCCTGATGGCCGGTTACTGTTGGAATTGACCGACGAAAGTGGCGCAGTGACGGCGGCGCAAACTATTACGCCAACCGGTGAAAAGCGGCAAGTGACGGACGGGGTCAAGCGTGGCGCATTTCATGCCCTACCGGTGGCGATCGAGCAATCGTCAGTGGTCATCATTGCCGAAGGTCTGGCAACCGCCCTCACTGCTCACCTGATGCGCCCTGATGCGTTGGCCGTGGTTGCCATAGATGCCGGTAACCTGCCTACCGTGGCCGCAACCCTGCGCCGCAGGTATCCCGATGCACAGATTATCATTGCGGCAGATAACGACTGGCATGCGCCGGGGGAGCTGGACGAACACGGCAAACCCAAGGTGAACACCGGCAAGATTGCGGCGGAGAAAACCGCGCAGGCCGTTTCTGGCTGGGTGTCTTTGCCACCGACAGAGCATAAAGCCGACTGGGATGACTACCGCCAGCAGAACGGCACAGAGGCCGCAGCGCTGGCATTTAAAGATTCGCTCTATCAACCCAAAGCCGCGGGAGAAGAAAAACACGCCGGTAGCCAGCGCGACCCGCTCAAGGCTCACCCTGTCAGCCGAAAAGATGGCGTTTTCTGGATAACGCCAAAGGTGGATAGAGACAGTGGTGAGGTGATCAACTATGAAAGCTGGCTATGTTCCCCCCTTGAGGTGATTGGTACCGGCAGGGACGACAAAGACCAATACCTGATTATCCGCTGGCACCCTGCCGGGGAAAAAATACCGACAACCGCCGCTATCCCGCTGGCCGACATAGGTGAGCGTGAGGGCTGGCGCACGCTGAAAGCAGGCGGCGTGAACGTGACCACGAAAACCGCACTCAGGGCTACCCTGGCCGATTGGATGCAAAATAGCGGCATCCGTGAAATCTGGCGCGTGGCACAGGCTACAGGCTGGCAATGCGGCGCATACATCATGCCGGACGGGGAAATCATCGGTACGCCTGCAAGGCCGGTGCTGTTCAATGGTCGCAGTGCGGCCGCTGCAGGGTACACCGTCAAGGGAACACCAGAGAGCTGGCGTGACTCGGTGGCACGCCTTGCCCGTGGCAACCCTTCCATGATGGCCGGTATCGGTGCGGCACTGGCTGCGCCACTCATTGGGCTGGCTGGTGCTGACGGGTTCGGCATTCACTTCTACGAGCAATCCAGCGCCGGTAAGACCACCACCGCCAATATCGCCAGCAGTCTATACGGCGAACCGGACGCCTTGCGCCTGACGTGGTTCGGTACCGCGCTGGGTATTGCCAACGAAGCCGCCGCGCACAATGACGGCCTGATGCCGCTTGATGAAGTGGGCCAAGGCGCTGATCCAGATAGCGTGGCGAAATCGGCCTACACCCTGTTTAACGGCGTCGGAAAGCTGCAGGGGGCCAAAGAAGGCGGCAACCGTGATTTGAAGCGCTGGCGAACCGTGGCCCTCAGTACCGGGGAAATGGACATTGAAACCTTTATCGCCTCAACAGGCCGCAAGGTGAAGGCGGGCCAGTTGGTGCGCCTGCTGAATATCCCGCTGGAGAAATCGCAGCAACACCACGAAACAGCGAACGGCAAAGCCCACGCTGACGCATTGAAAGACGCCTACCAAAGTCACCACGGGGCCGCTGGGCGTTTCTGGATCAAGTACCTTGCCGACCACCAGCAACAGGCCATTGCCGCCGTCAGAGAGGCAGAAAGCCGCTGGCGTTCGCTGATACCGGCAGACTACGGCGAACAGGTCCACCGTGTTGCTGCACGGTTTGCGGTACTGGAAGCGGCTCTGTTGTTCGGGCGGTCTGTCACTGGCTGGGATGAGCAGGAATGCCGGGACGCAATACAGCACAACTTCAACGCCTGGATCAAAGAGTTCGGTACCGGCAACAAAGAACACCAACAGGCTATTGAGGCTACCGAGGCTTTCCTGAATGCCTACGGACTAAGCCGGTTCGCCCCGCTGCCCTATGACCCGCAGAGCCTGCCTATTCGTGATTTAGCCGGGTACCGCGATAGGGGCAAGCATGATTGTGACGCCATGGTGTTCTACACGTTCCCGGCTGCGTTCGAAAATGAGATAGCGCGAGGGTTCAACCCGAAGCATTTCGCCAAGGCACTGGTAGAGGCCGGGATGCTGACACAGCCAGCCAGCAAGCGAGGATTTCAACGGAAATCACCGCGCATCGAGGGACGTCAAATCAACGTTTACGTGATCCACCACCTGCCCGAGAACGACCAGGCGGAGGATTAATTTTCTCTACATGCGAGAAAAACATGTTGGTTCAGTTAGTTCAGTTGGTTCAATTTGTAAAGATGGTTGTTTTTAAAGGTAATTATTTTTTAGAAGTGCCGCTTTTGAACCAACACTGAACCAACAAATGGGCGTTTTGAACCAACAAAGGGATTTTCCCCTGGCTGGTGGTAGTACCTGACGTAATAAGTAATCAACAAGAGGATTCAATAGTGGATATGCTTTCAGTTTTGTTTTCCCAACAGCGCCGCCGTATCGGTGCGAAAGTCCCCAGCGTGGTTATCTCGGAAAGACACTCCGATACCCTGGAGATTACCGAACATCCGGTGGAAATTGGCGCACCAGTAAGTGACCACGCATTCAAACGGCCGGCAGAGGTCACAATGGAGCTGGGTTTTGCCGGTGGCGGCTCACTGATTGATGGGATCGACACGACCAAGATATTCAATGTCGATACCGGGCTTTCACTCGGCACCAGTCCCGCAGACGTTTACAAGGAGCTGCTTACCCTGCAGGAGAGTTGTGTTCCCTTTGACGTGATCACCGGCAAGCGCACCTACAAAAACATGCTGATCAGAGCGATAGAAGTGACCACCGACAAAACCAGTGAAAACGTACTGATGTGCGCTCTGACGCTGCGTGAGGTCATTATCTCCGAAACGAAGAAGATCAGCGCAGCTGACAAGGCAGATATGCTGATGGGCGTCAGTACTGCGCCAGTGCAGAACACCGGTACCAAAACCCTCGTACCGGTTAAAAACGACAGTCTCTTGCAGAAGATTAAAGGCGGCATTCAGGGACTGCTTGATCACTTCAACGGAGGCGCTCAATGAATATTAGCGAAATACCGTTAGCACCCGTTAACCAGCAATTCAGGATCAGCTTAGGGGAAACAGTCGTCAACATGCGCATTCTGTGGCGCGATGGGGCTGGCTGGATTCTGGATTTAACTGACGAAAATGGCGGCGCTATGGCCTATGGGTTACCACTGGTACCGGGGCGGGATCTGCTCGGCCAGTTTAAGCATCTTGGCATCAATGGAATGCTGGTTATCGCCAGTGATGTCGCCGCAGAAGAATACCCGACGAAAAACAACCTCGGGATCAGCAGCCACTTATATTTTGTTGAGGTGTAAAAATGAGTCAAAATTGGATGCGTCACTTTGAGCTTGTTCTTTCCGACAATGACGGGAAAGGGATCGTGCTGAGTGGGCTAAAGGCTACGTTTGATATCGCATGGAACGATAACAAATGGCCGAGCACCGCCAATGTAAGAGTTTATAACCTGTCGCCGGACACGCAAAACCTCCTGCTGGCGCGTAAGTTTTCGAAGATTAAAATTATAGCGGGGTATGACGGCCTTGCCCCGGACGTGCCAGAAAGCGAAGTTGGCAAAGTGCGGGAAATCTCAGACCATGAGGTAGGCCAGATTAACGGCATGAATTTCGGCCTGATTTATAGTGGTGATATTCGATTCACGGTTTCAGGAAAGGACAACAGCATCGATAGTTGGGTATTTATCCAAGCCTGCGATGGAATGGAGGCATTTGAAAAAGCCTTTATCAGCGCGACTCTGGCAAAAGGCTACACGTTGAAAGATGTTTATAATTTGCTGATCCGCGCACTTGAACCATATGGCATTGTTGGTGGTAGCGTGCCAGATTTCCCAACAACGGTATTTCCTCGGGGTAAGTCGTTCTATGGGAAAGTGCAGGAGTATTTTGATAACCTGGCCGATCAGTGTGGTGCCAAGTGGCAGTTTGCTTATGGTCGTATCGACATGCGCACTAAAGACATGGTGGCGCATGAGGTGTTTGTTCTTAACTCACGCACGGGCCTTATCGGTATGCCACAACAGACCATCGGTGCAGGGGTGAACGTGCAATGCCTTATCAACCCGAACATTAAGCTGAATGGCCTGATTCAGCTCGATCAGGCGTCTGTATATCGAGCCAGCCTGCAAAATCAGGATATCTACAGCGGCGTATTCAATGAGAAAGAGATAGACGGCAACCTTACGCCAATAGGGAAGGTACGGGATGCCGATGGAAATTGGGTTGATGCGCCTCCACAAGCGCAACCGGCCAGCGTGGCCACTGATGGCGTCTATATCGTGCGTTACATCACTTACAAGGGGGATACGCGCGGAACGGAATGGTATATGGAAATGGCTTGTGAGGCCCGTGGGGCGACTGATATGCCATCGAGTTCGTTTCTTCAAAGACAGGATTCATAATGAAAAAGGTTATTTTTCTACTCGGTATTTTTGCTTCCATGGCGAGCTATGGCCAATCAATCACCGCGCATCGTTACAATTGTGGAGGTTTTCGCTTGGAAATAATCGAAAACTCAATGTCTAAAATTAATGGCGAGTTCGTGACATCACAAAAAATTGCGGCGCTAGGAAATGGCGGTATGAAAATGGATATGACCCTGATGCCAGCCAGTGACGGCCATATGTATGGTTTTGAATATGTTCACCCGGACGGAAGCAAAAAACGATGGCTTAACGTTGAGCTTATACGGCGTGACATGGACGCCCCGCGTCTTATTGGTTCTTTTGATTGCAAGAAAATACCGGACTGAGGGCGATGCAATGACTGACATAAGACCTATAGACGATCAGGAAGTCTTTGAGCTGGGTATTAACACTGCTGTTTCGAAGGCGCGAAGCGCGGCACCGGGCATAATCCAATCATTCGATCCAGAGACAGTAACGTGCGTTGTCTCTCTCAGCTTAAAGGCTAATTATTCAGGCCGGGGTAACGCAACGGGCGAAGTAGCGCCAGAACTGCCGCTGCTGGTGGACGTACCTGTCATTTTCCCGCGTGGGGGCGGCGTTACACTGACGTTCCCGGTTAAGGTGGGTGATGAGTGCCTTGTTGTGTTCGCGGACCGCTGTATAGATTTCTGGTGGCAAAATGGCGGCTCTCAGGAACGGGTGGATAATCGCATGCAAGATTTGTCGGATGCTTTTGTCATTCCTGGCCCACAGTCTCAGGCGCAGAAAATCAGCGGTATCAGCACCAGCGCCGCGCAGTTGCGTACCGACGATGGGGCGGCATTCATCGAACTGGACCCGGGTAGCCACGCGGTGAACGTAACCACCACCGGCAAACTGACGGCGAGCGCCCTAGGCGGTACCGAAATTAACTCCCCTGAAATCGTGCTCAACGGCAACGTGACGATCAACGGCAATCTGTCGCAAGGGATGGGTGATGGCGGCGGAACGGCGACGATGCTGGGGCCGGTGAACGTAACCAACGATGTCACTGCTGGCGGTATCAGCCTGCAGACGCACAAGCATGGCGGTGTAGAAACAGGCAGCGGCAGCACAGGGGGGCCGCAATAAGCACCTGAATGAAACAAAACCCACAGGAAGCCCGCCACCAGCGCGGGTTTTTCTTTTGCCATGTTTTGCTGGCAGGCGTGCGCAAATCGCGAATTGCGCATTCGGTAAAAACTGCGAATTGCGCATTCGGGAAAAAAACTGCGAATTAGGAATTCGTAAAACGAGCGAGAAGCCCGCCACGCCTGATGCCTGCACCATTATAAACCTGTATTCGCAAACTCCGAATTGCGCAGAATTCGCAAAAAGAGCCATATTATTTCGTATTCAAAAATCAGGAATTTGCGCAAATGAGAGATAAAACGAGGCGATATACAACCGAACTCCCATGCATTGGCTTAACGTTCCTGGGCAATATGCGGCGGAGGTTGGCGGATGCACCGGATGGGAGTGCCATTCATGCCGCGACAGACAGCGGGACCCTGTGGATCGCCCGAAAGGCTGGAGCTTACAAGGCCACGATTAACGGGCATTCACTCACGCTATCGCTAACCACCACCCTGGCCGGTTATGGTGTCCGGTACTGGTATCTATGCCCTCACTGTTACCAGCAGTGCGCAAAACTCTATATCGGGAGCAAAGGTATAGCCTGCCGTAAGTGCTGGGGGCTTCACTACGCCAGCCAAAGCGAGGACATGTTAGCCAGAATGCGGCGATTGATAAGAGCGAAGCGTGTTGCCATCTGGGCGCATGATACGGCGGGCATAATGAACCTGGCTAAGACGCCGTTTCAGTTCGATAAACCCAAGGGCATGAGGTGGGAAACGTTCGAGCGTAAGCGATCGCAGCTATTCAGGCTGGAGGAAAAGTATTGGAAAGCGTTCATACCTGTTGTCGAGCGTTTAACGGGGAAATACAGATAACCAGCACGGTTCCTGCGGTGGTCAATGTGATGCCGATCAGCACCACGTTATATCGCCAACAGGTATTAATCAGTGCAGCACGCCAGCAACTGCGTACTAATGGCGGGACAACTGGAGCGGGAACAGCAGTTGCGCCAGCAGGCCAGTGCCAACGGAAGGAAACTCCGCGATGCGATTAAAGATGATGATTGCGCCAAGCGCGATATGCCTGGTGCTGTTGTTGAGCTCCTGCAACCGGACACAAAATCCGGTTCCGCAGCCGCTGGTCCTGCTGCCCCCTGAATCTGACTTCACCCGCTGCGAGCAACCCGTTCTGAACGGAACGACATGGGGGGGACGCAGTCAGCTACACGCTGGCACTTCAAGCCGCCTTGAAAATTTGCTCGGGGCAGGTGGAAATTCTTAATCAATGGCGTGGATCTCATCACTAGATAACACCACTTGCGATTGTCGCTTTTTTAGATATTATCTCACTGTTAACCCACGGAAAGTTCAAGGAGGTCTTTTTGGCCAAGTTTTTGGACTTCCCCTTAAGCAACCGCTGATCGTTATGTCGGGGTTCCTGAGCCAGGGGTAACAGAAATCGAAAGGATAGTGAGCAGGGAGAATTACCGAGGTGGGTGACCATCTTGAGGCTTTAATACCCGCGTCTGGGACGTTGGAGTTGTCTCCCGCCATACCTATAACGGGGTGTGGTCAATACATGAAAAGCCAAGGGGCTCAGGTGACTTTGGCGTTTTTGGCCCCATGCTGTCCATGGTGACGGTCGGGATACCCGAAAATGCCATAAATTCGCGATTAGCTTGGCCTGCCTTTCATCTAAATTAACCGCCTTTGGGCGGTTTTTTGCATTACAGGTGGCATTCACAGTGTGTTATCAATAATGTTAAATTAATCCCTGATTTATTTTGGAGGGAAACCATGAAAATAGAGCAAGACTACTTGAAGGGATTGTTGGAAGCCTTTGAAGCGTCCGAGGAGCCTCAAACAGATATAAATAAACTACTGGATGTTGGTTATGATCATCAGAGTAAAGAATTTATCTTTCATGTAAGATTACTTGAGGATCGTGGCCTTATTGGAAGGTCTGATGGTGAGCCTGGAATAGGTTACTATGGCGTATCAACGGATGACGGTGAGGATGAAGGTTTTTTCGACGCAGTACCCTTGCGGTTAACAGCTGCAGGGCATGATTTTTTAGAGGCGATTCGAAATCAAGAAGTGTGGGCAACTCTCAAAAGTGGTTTTAAAGACGCCAGCATAGGGACATTAGTAACAGTATCAAAGGAGCTATTCAACAGAGCATTGAATAAGCAACTAGATAAATACTTCGACTAGTCCAAGCCGCCTCAGGGCGGTTTTTTGTTGCCCATCATAGAGCGTCTATCCAGGCGCTTTGTAATGCGCAAGCAAAGAGACACGTTAGTTGAGAAGATATGAAACGGCCTGACATAGGAAGCTCAACGTTAGCAAACCCATCCCGATTTTTTGCATCAACATAATGCGTTTGTTATCTCGGGTAATTTTCTTGTTTGCCTCGTTAACAGCATCACTGCCAAAAACTGCCCCCTCATACGGCTTAAGGTTGTAGCCGTTGAAGAACATAATGAGCGTTCCCAAAAATCCAATTACAGTCGAGATGATTTGTAGTTGTGTAGATGTCATTTGAGCAAGCACCAATATGAAATAGGGTTAAGTATATGGCAAAACCGGACTAGAGGGCACTCCAGATGGCATCCTTGAAGTGTCAACGATAGTGCTTAGTCAGCGCCACACGCCAGCAAGGTTTCATCCTGGGCGGCAAAGGCCTGTTAGAGATTCGCACCAGCGTAGCAGTAAGTACCACTGGCCACCAAGGAACGCCACCCCACCGGCAGCGCACACCGGCCTATCAGTGGGCCACGGCTTTAATGCCCCATAAGCTCCACCAGCGACCCACAGCAAGAACACGCACGGTAAGGCGGATGTATAGAAATGTTAAGGTGATCGCCGTGATGCGCGCTGCAGGGTGATCGGCACTGAACCAACACGAAAACCCCGTTTGTTGGTTCAAAATGGGGTGTTGTCGGTTCAGTTTTTGAAAAAAACTTATTTAAAAACAACCATCTTTACAAATTAAACTAACTGAACCGACTGAACCGACATGTTTACGCTTATATATAGCGAAATATCAGGGAAAAAAAGCCCTTTCAAACGGTGGAATGCGGCTTTGCGGGCGGGTGATTGCCGGTTGCTTTGTCTGTTGTGGTTTTTACCCCCCTCGATGGGAGGTTGAGCGGTACGCAATAACGGTACGCAGGTACGCAAAGACGGTACGCAAAAAATGGAGTGCGTACCAAGCTAGGCCCCTTCACTGCTGGCTATGGCGAAAAGTGCGCATCAAGGCCAAACGACACGCCGCCAGATACGAAACCCGAAAGACGCGGATTGCGTACCACCGCCCGAAGCGTTCCACCGGCTCAATTTTGAGCCTGCTGATTTCATTGATAAAAATGGCGAAGCACCGCCGATATTCAAATTAACCAAAGACGGATTGAGTTGCCGCTTAAGTTTCCACTCCACAAAAGTTTCCACTGGAAACCAGGTGGAAACCTCAAAAAATCCAGCAAGAAGCCCGCTACGCCTGGTCAGAACGAACCCGCAACTACGGATTCAGTGGAAAGCGAACCGATGGAAAGCGCGGGTATTTAAAAACCGACCAAGAAATCCGACCAAAATAGTCGGACGGAAAAAACGGTCGGAAATGAAAATCGGTCGGACGGTCGAAACCGCGCCAGCTCTGATGTCGACCATGATTCGGATGATAAGAAACGGACGGACGAACCGCAAGAAAGCGCAAGTATTTTAAAATCCGACCAAAATGGACGGTCGGAAAGCGCGGGTATTCACGCCATCCAGGGTAAAATTAGACAAAGCCGCTGGTAGGGTACGCAAAATGAAAAAATCGAACCAACAATCAAGATCGGACTGGGGTGGAAAGCGTGCAGGTGCGGGAGCTCCATTGGGCAACACGAACGCCGTGAAGCATGGCGAACGGAGTAGGCAGGCATTCTTTACTTTGGCCGGTGCTGAGAACTTCTCCCCGGTGACATCTCTCCGAACCAGTAACCTGATCATTGCCGAGCGTGCGGGGGAATTGTTACGCATTGAGCCGCACCCTTACACTGAGGCATGGCGCGAACTTGTGTTGTTGGACGGCATCATGTGGCAGCATACCCGGCGCATATCCTGCCTTGAGCTACGTAAAACCAAATCGGCGCTCAATCTGGCGCGGCTGGAACTGGCGCGGGCAAAGTCACGCCTTGCCCAAGCGAAGTCCGTTATACGCTCAGACAGTAAAAAATAATCAGGTCGGCGTTGATAAGGCTAATCGTTAGTAACGTAGTGAAGTATTGCGTTTAGAGAGTCAAGGGCCGTCCTTATGTGGCAAGCAGCTTCATGGTCATTAAGTAAAATAGCGGTGACCGCGGTTGAGACATCACGCAATAATACTGATATCAGATAATTCACCGTGTTGTCATCAATGCCTATTCTCTGCTTGCTTTGAAGACGCCTATCCATCTGATTGGCCATCTCCAGCAATTTTGTGTTTGTAGTATTTTGATTACCTACCACTGGAACAATCTTCACTTTTCTGTCGTAAGCTGCCGTTTGGCGAGAGTTTTTATGTCCAGATATTGCCTGCTTATCTGTCAATAAACCTTCTAAATCTGATATGCCTTTGGCTTTGAGATCGTGGAATGTGAACCCAAAATCTAACTCAGGATGAGCAGCGCTCGCGGCCAATCGTGCTTTACGCCACTTTGAGTTAAAGCCATCACGTGTATATCGGTTGCCGTTCTGCTGATGGATCACATAGACGCTGGCGATACCGTTCGCAACGGGTACTGCGTCGGCTAGTTTCACGGCGGCGCGTAATCTATCCGACCAGGCTTTAATCTGCCTGGCTCCGGTCTTGCTCTGGCAGATAAAGATCCCGGGATCTAAAAGCTGGTTGCGGGTTAATGCGAGTACATCGCTTTGCCTGGCGCAACATAGATAAGCCAGCTCCATTACTGCCCGTACTATATCGTCAGCAGCAGCATAAACGGCGGCGTACTCAGCATCTGAGATATAGCGTTCGCGCGCTTTTTCCTTATACTGTCTAACCCCCTTGCATGGGTTTCCCTTCACATACCCGCGCTCGTACCCCCATCCAAACACCCTCGACATGAACGTTTTTTCACGGTTCGCCTGCGTCCTGCTTTTCAATCCACGCTTGTCCATGTACCGGCGCACGTGCTCAGGTTTAATCTTATCTGGGGTGACGTCGCCAAAGACCGGCATTAACTTGTTGGCGTACTTCTGGTAATCCTTCTGGGTTTCAAAAGCCAAATCAGTAAACTCGGCGGAGGTAAGAAACCGAGTGGCCAGGGTTTTGAACGTTTCCTCGTTTTTCTGCTGTTCGATGTACTTCTCATACTCCAGCCATACGGTGGACTGAGCAGCATCAAAAGGGCATAGCTTTATCGTACGCCCGTTGTTATGTCGGAACTCATAGACGGAGCGGCCACGATACACACGTGGCGGCATCCAGTGGTCAGCGGGATTCTTTCTTTTACCGGCCATAACATAGCCTCGACGTTAGAGAGAACCGGTTTACATTATCTCGGAAGGTACAACCAAATCTTACGGGATAGCGGCATTACACATTGATGGCTGGCGGATAACCTGCAAATAATTGGTTTAATCTGCTGGCGCTAAAATTGATGATCCACCAGCGGGGAGAGCGGCTAACTGTGACAGGTGCGGCTGGTTATCGCAATGGCTACCAGATAACAGCGTGTGAGGTGGTGGCCGGTAAGTAGGTTTTACCCTGGACGGCAACGGTGACAGCGAGAGGATAAAAAACAGGCAGAATAGCAGAGCACTCCATTTTACCGTGTACACATGGGTGTACACACTCAAAAAACGCATTATAAAAAACCCAGTTACAGAAAGGCTTAGATGCCAATACTCAATGAATAGATCCAATTCAGGAACTATCAAGAAGCTGCAAAAAACCAGAAGGCCCGCATAACCGCGGGCTTTTTTGTTACTAAAAGCTAGCATTACAAATCAAGAAAGTGCACACTTTTTACGCACGTAGAAGGAGTGTCCGCGAGGCTAGCCCAAAGACAAGTTCGTCTGAACGACCACTTCAAGCGCAAAGTCATATCGCTCCTATCCTTGCTTCCCTGCTTATTAGAAATATCGTGAACTCATCGCCTCATCATTTCAGCATCATGGAGATTTGAGATGAACAAACACCACCAGCCTTTCGAAGATATTCGCCTTCATAGTAATGATGGTAACGAGTATTGGTCAGCCAGAGATTTAGCTCCTTTATTGGATTATAAGGATTGGAGAAACTTTCTAAATGTTTTGTCCAAAGCAGCACAAGCCTGCGAAACCAGCAGCCAAGAGGTGTCAGACCATTTCGTTGACGTCACCAAAAAGGTCAATCTAGGTTCTGGGGCTCAGCGGGAATTAGATGATGTTAAACTGTCCCGGTATGCCTGCTACTTAGTTGTACAAAATGGTGATCCAAGCAAACCCGTTATCGCTGCCGGTCAAACCTACTTCGCCATTCAAACCCGCAGGCAAGAACTTGCCGATGATGAAACATTCAAGCACCTGCGTGAAGATGAAAAACGTCTTTTCCTGCGCAATGAATTAAAAGAACATAATAAACAACTGGTTGAAACCGCACATCAGGCTGGGGTGGAAACAACACTGGATTTCGCCATATTTCAAAATCACGGCTATCAAGGCCTTTACGGTGGACTGGATCAAAAAGCAATCCACCAGCGTAAGAGACTTAAAAAGAGCCAGAAAATACTCGACCATATGGGTTCTACTGAGCTTGCTGCCAACCTGTTCCGAGCAACCCAGGCAGAGGAAAAGCTGCGCCGAGACCAAGTGAAATCAAAGCAACAGGCAAATCAGACACATTTCGATGTAGGCAGGAAAGTACGGCAAACCATTCAAGAACTGGGTGGAACCATGCCAGAAAATCTCCCTGCACCGGAAAAAAGCATCAAGCAACTCGAATCGGCAGCTAAACGACTGGAAAAAAAATAGCTTATCAAACTCAAGTAAAAGTTGCGGTACCGTTACGGTACGCACTCCGTTAGATTTTGGGGGCGAGCGGGGAGATAAGCATATCCATTTTCATCAAGGGCATTGAAGATATCCATCACGCCTTGATCGGTTTCAATTATGAGGCGCGTGTCCAAGCTGATTTTTCGATCTTCCAGCTCCAAGCAACTTTGTCCAAGAGAAACCGATAAGATAGCCCCGCCGATCAACCTGTTAACCTCTTCAAATGCGTTTTCAACCCAACGAACCTTGCTGTCACCGATATCGAAGGGTAAAGATAGATCATTTGAAAGCCACAGATCATCGAACCTGGACCAGACAACGGCAATTATCTGCCCGTTATCAAATGCCAGCCTGATAGGTAAATCATTCCAGGGTTCCCACTGCTCAAAAAAGATCTCGGAGGTTGAGTAACCAACCAATGTGGCCCCCATGAACTCCCCAAATACCTCTTTTATTGCTTCAACCTTGCTCAC